GAAATTATCTAGCGTGGAGATTTGCAGTTACTTAACTACTTAACTATTATGGTTAACAAGTGCTTAACTCTTAACTAATGCTTATAACCTATGTAGATTTAGCCAAGATTAAAAATGTAAGTAAAAGTGCAGTATCACAAAGAAAAGCAAAAGGTATATTTAAACAGGCATTAGTAAAAACTGAAGATGGCAAAGATTATTTAGATAAAGATTTAGCACTTAGAGCATGGGATGGTAATTTCTTACCAGTTAAGGACACTAAACAAGATTTAAAACAAAAAATTAATAGTTTACCTGCTGATTCCATACCAGATTTTGCAGAAAGTAAAGCTAAAAGAGAATTTTATCTTGCAGAATTAGCAAAGTTAGACGTAGAAGAAAAGAAAAAACAGTTAGTTAGCGTTGAAGAGATAAAAAAAAGTAGTTTTGCTACTGGTCGATCTATAAGAGAAGCGTTAACAAATTTAGCTGATAGATTAAGTCACCAATTAGCAGGTGAAGATGATGCAACTGTTATACATAATTTATTATCTAATGAACATAGAGAAGCGTTAGAAAATTTAGCACAATGAACGCATGGGAAGAAGGATTTTTAGCAGGTCTTAAACCAGAAAAAACATTATCAGTAAGTGAGTGGTCTGATACTTATAGGATTTTGTCTAGTAAAGCTAGTGCAGAACCTGGTAAATGGAGAACAAGCAGAACGCCATATTTAAAAGAACCAATGGATTGTTTAGGTACACAGAGTCCTATACAACGTGTGGTGTTAATGTTTGCAGCACAGACAGGGAAAACTGAAGCACAGAATTGTTGGTTAGGTTATGTAATAGATCATGCACCTGCGCCTATGTTACTCGTACAGCCAACCGTAGAAATGCGTAAAAGATTAAGTAAACAAAGATTAGAAAGTATGATAAATGATACACCTTGTCTAAATGAAAAGATAGCACCTGCTAGAACTAGAGATAGTGGTAATACATTGTTTAGTAAAGAGTTCCCTGGTGGCATGATGCTTATTACAGGAGCAAATTCAGCAACAGGATTACGATCAACACCATGTCGTTATATAAGTTGTGATGAAGTAGATGCGTTTCCGTCTGATGCATCAGGTGAAGGTGATCCTGTAGCTCTTGCGGAAAAAAGGGCAACAACATTTAGTACACGTAAAAAAGTATTACTTACATCTACACCTACAATTAAGGATTTTTCAAGAATAGAATCAGAATATTTAGCATCAGATCAACGCTTGTATTTTGTACCATGTCCAATTTGCGGTGAGTATCAGGATCTAAGGTGGAAACAATTACAGAAAGAAGATGTAAATAATGTGAAATATAAATGTATACATTGTGGTGAATTATTTGATGAAAGCCATAAAACAAAAATGTTAAGAATGGGTGAATGGCGATCAATGAAAGAAGGTGACGGTATAACAGCAGGTTTTAGATTAAATGGTTTATATAGTCCACTAGGTTGGTTTAGTTGGAAAGAAATGGTAATGGAATTTAATAAAGCAAAAGGTGATGCACCACTAATAAAAACGTTTGTAAACACTCGGTTATCAGAGACTTTTGAGACCGACTATGTAAGTGCTATGAGTGCAGAAGGTTTATTAAAAAGGTGTGAAAGTTATCAACAGGCTACTTGTCCAGAAGGTGTATTGTTTCTTACTCAGGGTGTTGATTGTCAAATAGATAGATTAGAAGTTAGTACATGGGGTTGGGGTGTTGATGAGGAATCATATCTTATAGATCATATACAGTTATGGGGTGACCCACATCAATCAGAAGTATGGAAACAACTAGAAATTATAATTAATCAACAGTATGAGCATGATAATGGTAAAAGTTTAGTACCTGTTATTACTGCTATTGACTCAGGTGGTTTACATACACAAGAAGTCTATCAATTTGCTAGAGAAAAGGTAGCACAAGGTGTTATTGCAATAAAAGGACAATCACAAGCAAATAAACCTGCAATTGGTAGACCTACAAGAGTTGATATAAATTTTAGAAAAAAAAATAAAGCTATAAAAAAAGGTGGTTTAGTTTATCCGTTAGGAGTTGATACTATAAAAAATACATTAATGGGTAGACTAAAAAACAATAAAAAAGGTAGTGCTGGTTATATACATTTTCATGCAAGTACAAGTGAAGATTATTTTAAACAGATAACAGCAGAAAGACAAATACTTAAAACAAATAAATCAGGTTTTCAAGTTCCACAATGGGTTAAGAAAGGTAATACAAGAAATGAGGCATTAGATACATGGGTATACAGTTACGCAGCTATGTGCTTTTATATAAGTAGATTTAACAGAAAAACAGTGTGGCAACACTTACAAAATAATTTTAACAACGTTGATAATGTAGATAAGCCTAAAAGAGCTACAATAAAAACAACTTCTAAAAAAAATTTTGTTAATTACTGGTAAAGCTAATGTTTAAATCTAACTTGCCTAGTATTATTGTTGCTGGAACTACAGTCGAATGGGTAGATAAAGCTACTACTGCTGGAAGAAATGAAAGTATTACAAGTCCTGATTGGACAATGGAATATTACTTAAGGACTAATGTATATAATCAAGCACATACAGCTACTGCTACACAATTTAATAATAGTACAGGTTTTCAATTTACTATAAGTGCTGATGTATCAAAAAATTTTAGTGCTGGAGATTGGTACTACGCTGCAAGAGTTTTTAAAGGATCTAAAGTATTTGAAATTGCCTCAGGACAATTAACGGTAAAACAATCATTACAATATAGCGGTACACCAAATGGTCTTGATAATAGAACACAAACAGAAAAAGATTTAGAAAGTGTAGAAGCTGCTATTAGAGCTATGGTTGCAGATAAAGCACAGGAATACAGTATAGGTAATAGAACATTTAAAAGAATCGATTTAGATAAATTAAGAGATCTAAGGGCTGAATTAAAAAGTAGAGTTGCTACAGAAAAGCGGTATAGTTTAATTAGTCAGGGTTTAGGTGACCCTAAAACACTTTATGTACGCTTTTAGGGAGGTTAAATGGGCTTAAGAAACGCTTGGAAAGGCTTATTTACGTCTAATTCTGATTTAAATAGTCGTAGAAATAGGCTTAAAAGAATGTACGCAGGTGCAAGAGTTGATAGAACAAATCTTAGTTGGATTACACCTTTATCATCACCTGACCAAAGTTATAAAAATTCTATTGAACTACTTAGAAAACGTGTACATGATCTAGTTCGTAATAATAATTATGCAGCACAAGCAGTTAGATATGCAACTAATCAAATAGTAGGTCAAGGTGTAACTATGCAAGCACAAATAAAAAGTCAGCGTGGCGGTACACCAAATACAAGACTTAATGAATCTATAGAAAGTGAATGGAGTAGATGGGGTAGAAAAGACAGTTGTGATATACGTGGTGTTTTATGTTTTTCTGAAATGGAAAGATTAGCGGTTAGGTCAATGATAGAAAGTGGTGAATGTTTTATTGTTATACATAGAAAAGCATATGGCAGAAGCAAAATACCTTTTTCATTAGAAATATTAGAAGCTGAACAGTTAGATGCTGACTATAAAGGTTTAAAAAAAGACAATAAAAATGTATGGAGATTAGGAATAGAAATTAGTCCAGAAGGTAGGGCAGTAAGTTATGCTTTTCTAAAAAAACACCCTGGTGATACTACATTTGATACCCCTATAAAAGAAAAAAGACATATTATTGTACCTGCTAAAGATGTTATACATTTATTTTTGCCACTAAGACCAGGACAACACAGAGGCGTACCATTCTTAGCTAGTGCAATAAATCATTTACATCAGTTGGATGGCTATATCGAGGCAACAGTAGTTGGACAACGTGCATCAAGTGCATTGATGGGATTTATTACAAGTCCTGAAGGTGAACTAGATCCTGGTGGTGAAGTTTTTGATTATGAACGTGTAAGTGGCTTTGAGCCTGGTGCATTTAAGTATCTTGCACCTGGTGAATCTATATCTGTACCTGATTTAGATAAAGCTAACGGTGAATTTGAACCATTTGTAAGGGCAATGCTTAGAAGTATGGCTAGTGGTCTAGGTTGTAGTTTTGAAGCTATAAGTTCTGATTATTCACAATCTAATTACAGCAGTAGCAGGTTAGCAATGATGCAAGACAGAGATCATTGGAGAACTATACAAAAAATGCTTAAAGAAACTTTTTATCAGCCTATATATGAATACTGGTTAGAAATGGCTGTTTTAAGTGGCACATTATCTTTACCTACATATTCAACAACACCAGAAGTATATGAAAAAGTTAGATGGGTATGTAGAGGGTATAGTTATGTTGATCCACAAAAAGAAGTTGCAGCTATGAAAGATGCAGTACGGTGCGGATTTAAAACATTAACTGATGTAGTATCTGAAAATGGTGGAGATATTGAAGAGTTATTAATAGCAAGACAAACAGAACTGGCAAAATTAGATGAGTTGAATATTATTACAGATAGCGACCCATCAGCTACAAATAAATCTGGTGGTAGTCAATATAAACCAGTAGGCACTATTGATCCTTTTGGTGATACTAATGCACCAACAGGAGAAGATGCAGAAAACGTTGCGGATGGTTCAGATGGCAGTTATTAATGGCACAGAAATAGATCTTATGCCTACAGCAGGTATGAGAGAAGAAGCACAAAGATATAGAGATTGGAAATCAGAAGGTAGGGCAGGTGGTACAGAAGTAGCACGTAGAAGGGCAACACAAATACTTAGTGGAAATGAACTTAGCCCACAAGTTGTAATTGAAATGTCAGCATGGCACGCAAGACACGCTGTAGACCAAGAAGCAGAAGGATATAGACCAGGTGAAGAAGGCTATCCAAGTAAAGGCAGAGTTTCAGCCGCAGCATGGGGCGGGTCAGCAGGTAAAAGTTTTTCTGATGCAAAATCAGCTAGAATAAAAGAATTAAGAAACAATGATGCCATGCCTAAGACAAAACGTACTGTAAAACGTGCAGAACCAGACGCATTATCTGTAGGAGATTATGTTAGATGGAACGCAAGTGGTGGTACTGCAAGAGGTCAAATTGATCGTATTGTGCGTGATGGAACTATAAATGTACCTGACAGTTCATTTGAGATTACTGGTACGGAAGATGACCCTGCTGCATTAATTACTGTATTTAGAGAAAATGATGGAGAATATGAAGAAACAGATGTACAGGTAGGTCATAAGTTCAGCACACTTACTAAGATAGATTCATTAAGAAGTGTTACAAAAGTATTAAAACGTAGTGGTGAAACATCTTTTTCTGAAAAAGAAAATAACACATATGAGTTTAGTTTTTCTAGTACATACCCTGTAGAAAGATCATTTGGTACAGAAATACTAAGCCATGACGAGGGTGCAATAGATTTTGGTAGGCTTAATGGTGGCGTAGCTCCTGTGTTATGGAATCATAATATGGATTCTGTGATAGGTATTGTCAGAAATGCGTATTTAGATAAAGAAAAGAAAAAAGGTCGTGCAGTTGTCGAATTAAGCAGAAATGCAAAAGCACAGGAGGTAAAAAGAGATATAGATGATGGCATTTTATCGTCAATTAGCGTAGGCTATCGTATTTTAGAAATGGAAGAACGTGAAATAGACGGAGCTAACGCTTTTCTTGCTACAAGATGGGAACCACATGAAGTATCAGTTGTTGCAAGTCCAGCAGCACCAGATGTAGGGATTTCGAGAGGATTAATTGATGACAACACTATGCCTAGTGTAGAAAAACAAGATATAGTAGACAGTAAGCGTGTATACGCAGCGTCAACTGACGCACAACAGCCCAATTCTAAAAACAAAACAACTATGGAAAAAGAGCAACTTGATCTAGAAGTTGTGCGTAGTGAAGAGCGTAAAAAAGCTGCTTCCGCAGAGCGTACAAGAATTAGAGAGATCAATTCAATGTGTTCTAAGCGTGGTTTTGATGACCTAGCAGAACAGTTAATTAACAATGGTTCTTCTGTGGATTCATGCAGAGCAGCTATCTTAGAAAGAATAGATGCAAAGCCTGTAGAAACAGCAAAGCCTATTGAAGAACAGCTTTCACCAAAAGAAAGAAAACAGTATGCAAAAGACTATAAAGTTTCTGCTGGTATAAGAGGTCTTTTAACAGGTGATTGGTCTGATAAATCATCTGGTTTTGCTAGAGAAATTTCACAACAAATTGCAAAAGACTCAGGTAAGGGTACAAGAAACGGATCTTTATATATCCCTTATAGTGGTTTAGTACAGAGAGCTACATACGTTACTTCTGGTGCAACAACTGGTGGAAACATCGTAGCAACAGATTTACTAGCTGATGATTTTATAGAAGCATTACGCAATTCAACAGTTATGGTTGGTCTAGGTGTACAAACACTATCTGGCCTTGTTGGTGATGTTGCAATTCCTAGAAGATCAGGTGTAGCCTCTACTGGTTTCTTATCAAGTGAAACTGCTGCATTATCTCAGTCAGAAAGTACATTTGATCAGATTTCAATGACTCCAAAAACATTAGGCACAATGTCTAAGTTTTCTAGGAATATGCTTATACAAGCAACACCAGGCATTGAAGATCTTGTAAGGAGAGACATTTCTGAGGGTATTAATTTAGGTATTGATTTAGGAATACTTAATGGTACTGGTTCATCAGGACAACCTACAGGTATTATGCAAACATCTGGTATTGGTTCTGTTGCAATGGGTACTAATGGTGGTGCTATTACAGTAGATGCCTTGATAGACCTAGAAACTGCAATTATGGAAGATAACGCAGGTGTAAATGCAGATAATATTTCTTATGTAACCAACGCTAAAGTAATGGGTGCAATTAAGAAACTTAAGACATCTGGTGGTGAGTATTTAGTCAATAACAACCTACAGGCATTAGGTAGAGGTGCTACACCAGTTGCTGTTAATGGATACCCATTAGCTATGACAAACCAAGTACCTAGCAATCTTACAAAAGGTACAACATCAGGTACTTGTTCTGCTGTTGTTATGGGTGACTACTCACAAGCGATCTTAGGATTATATGGCTCTGGGATAGAAATTACCGCAGGTGAGGACAGTGATGATTTTGCTAAGAACCTAGTTTCTATAAAAGGTGTAGTTGCATTTGATGTTGCTGTACGACATGCACAGTCATTCGCTGCAATCTTAGACGTAACCACATAAGTGGTTTAATATAAGGGGTGTAACAACCCCTTTTTTTTATGAAAATTAAATGTATTAAAAATGTTTGTGCTAGTGGTGTTAGCCTAGAGGCTGGTAAAACATATGACATTTCTAATTCTGATGCAGAATTGTTGATAACTATGGGTAGAGTTGTAATATATACACCAAAACAAAAAGTAAAAAAAATTACAACAAAAACTTAAATGGCACTTATAGAAGACATCACAACACAATCTGCATATCTTGATGACTTTGGTGTTAGTTGTACTTCAGGTGATACTACTGCAAAAGCAATATTAGAACAGCCTGATTTAGTTTTAGCTGGTGACAGAATTGTATCTACAGATTATCAACTAACTGCTAAATCAACTGATTTTGGTGATTTAGTTGCAGGTGCAACTATTACAGTTGATGATGTTGCATATACAGTTAGAGAATTAAGAAAATTAGATGATGGTATTTTTTGTGAAATTAGTATACAAAAAACATGACTACTAAAAGAGAATCAATAATGGCAAGACTTCTTACAGTACTTGCAAATACTACAGGAGTTAGTACACGTATATATAGAAGTAGAACAGTGCCTTTAACAAGAGGCGAATCACCTGCACTAATATTAGAACCTGTTAGTGATACTATTGAGCAAAATACATCACTACCTACTTTAGATCATTTTTTAACAGTCAGAGTTAGTGTAATAGTAAGAGGTGATATACCTGATAGCGTGGCAGATGCAACTGTAGAAAGTCTACATAGTAAAATTATGGCAGATTTGACAGTAAATAATTTAGCAATAGATATACAACCTTCTGATACATCTTTTGAATTATTAGACGCAGATCAACCAGGTGGCGTTATAGGAGTAGAATATATAGTGCGTTATAGAACAGAAATTAATGATTTAACGCAATAGATGGTGTTTATTACTAAAAGCATATATTATATAAACATACTGAATAAACCTACCAATGGCTAAGTTACACAGAAAAAGAAGCATATTAGCTAAAGCAGAATCTAGTTATGGGACAAACCCTAATCCAACAGGTAGTGCTAATTATGTACAGGTAATAGATTTAAATATAGAACCTATTGTAAGTGATGAGGTTAGTAGAGATTTAATAAGGCCATATATGGGTAACTATGAAGTTATACCTGCTAATACAAGAGTAAATGTAACTTTTGATGTAGAAATGGCAGGTTCTGGAACTGCTGGAACTGCACCAAAATACGGAGCAATTTTAAAAGCATGTGGTTTATCAGAAACGATAAGCGGTGGAAATACAGTTACATACGCACCTGTAGCAACACCATCTGACAGCGTGACATTATTTGTTAATTATGATGGCATAAGGCAAATTGTTAAAGGTTGTAGAGGTACATTTAGTATTAATTGCGAAGTTAATTCAATACCACGTATATCTTTTTCTTTAACTGGTTTATTTTCAGCACCTACTGATGATGCTTCACCATCTGTTACAACTAGCAATCAGGCAACACCACTAATATTTAAAAATGGCAGTACTTCCAATTTTGCAATATTTGGCTTTGCAGCAGCATTACAATCTTGGTCATTAGATTTTAATAATGAGGTTATATATAGAGAATTAGTTGGTGGTACAAAAGAAGTATTAATAACTGATCGTAGGCCATCAGGTACAGCAGTTATAGAAAATGTTGCATTATCAAGCCATAACTTTTTTACAGATTATACTGGCACATCAACTGGCACAAACACATGGTTACATGGCACTACAGCAGGTAATAAGATAACAGTTTCTTGTCCACAGACTGATTTAGGTCAACCATCATACGAAGAATCAGATGGTATTACAATGTTAAGTTTACCTTTTTATGCAACACCTACATCTGCTGGACAAAATGAGTTTTCATTAGTTTATACCTAAAGTTGCATAGTTTATAAAAAGGGTTTACCCTAGACTATAGATACATAATTTTTATGCCTTTTGTTATAGATCAAAGTCCTACTTATAAATGGAAAGTAGAAGTTAAAGTTAATAAAGATGGAGAAGTATCAACAGAAATATTTACTGCACATTTTAAAAATATTTCACAGTCTAGATTTAGAGAAATGGTAAAAATGATCGATGAAAAACAAATAGAAGATATTGATGTTGCAAAAGAAGTACTACAAGGTTGGGAAGATTTAGAAGCTAGTGATGGTTCACAAGTCCCTTATAATAAAAACACACTAAATCAATTATTAGAAGTTAGAGGATTTGCAACAGCAGTAGGATACGCTTTTATGCAATCTAATGAAGAAATATATGTAAAAAACTAATACAGGCAGGTGAATATTGGGCTGTTGGTTCAACTGTCATAGATAAAACAGCAGAAGATGATGCGGTATTAGGGGTAATAACAGAAAAAAAAGATATAGATAATAACTTTTATGTCTTACAAAATAATTGGCAATATGTAGAAATGTTTTTACGTTGTCAGACACAATGGAGAGTAGGTATGAGTGGCATTATTGGTTTAGACTATACATCTGTGTTAGAAATGATTAAACTATATGATATAGAAGATTCTGTAGTTATGATTGAAAAAATACAAATTATTGAATCTGCTGCATTACAAGCAATGAATAAGGAATAATATGGCAAAATTTGATTTAGTAGTAGCAGCAAAAACTGTAGGTGCAGGTTCTATAAAGAGATTAGGTAACTCTATGCAGGGAGTTACAGGTAGGGTTAAAAATTTAAAGCTGGCAATGGGTGGTCTTAATAAAACATTTGGTGCATTTGGTTTAATTATTTCTGGTGGTGCTTTTGTAGGACTAGTTAAAGGTGCAATAGATAGTGCAGATAGTTTTGGTAAATTATCAGATCAGACAGGTATAGCTGCTAATACATTACAGGCATATACAAACGCAGGTAAGTTAGCTGGTGTTGGTCAGGAAACTATAGATAAAGGTTTAAGAAGACTTGCACAATCAATGAGAGAAGCAGATCAGGGTGTTGCAACATATAGTGACAGCTATAAAGCACTTGGTATATCTGTTAGAGATAGTGATGGAAACTTAAAAAGTAGTGAAACAGTTTTAGGTGAAATAGCAGATAGGTTTGCTGATTTACCTGATGGTGCAACAAAAGCAGCTATATCTATGGAAATATTTGGTAGGTCAGGTGCTAGTTTAATTAATTTACTTAATGGTGGCAGTGCAGCTTTATCTGAATTTAATTATGCAGTATCAGATGAGTTTGCACAGAACGCAGAATTTTTTAATGACCAAATAGCAGTATTAGGTATTCGTTTTGATGGTTTTAGAAAACAATTGGCAGATGCTTTATTACCAACATTAAATAACTTAATAGGTGTATTCAGTGATTTGTTTAGTTCACAACAGGATTTTACAATGTTATTTGATGCAATAGGTCTTTCGATAAAAACTGTCAGTGCTGCTATATTTACAACTATTGCAGGTTTTAAATTTTTAGGTCGTGTTGTAACTGATATATTAAAAATAATAAATGAAGCAAGAAAAGGTAATTTTCAAGGTGCAATAGGTATTGGTAAAAAAGGATTAGCAGATACAAAAGAACAATTTAAGGAAGATATGAAAGTATTTAATGATATTTTTAGAGGTACAGAAAATGCACCTGCAACTTATTTTAAAGAAGGCACAAGTAGTGTACAGGAATTTTCTGAGGCGATTACAAAATCATTTGGTGGTCAAATGCAGGCTAAGTTAAAGATCTTTAATGACAGTATAAAAACAATACAGGAATCTATGGCAGATGTTGTTGTTAAAGGAATTAAAGGTATGGAAGATGCGTTAGTAGATTTTGTTATGACAGGTAAATTAAATTTTAAAAACCTAGCTAATTCAATAATTGCTGACATGGCACGTATAGCAATTCAACAATCAATAACAAAACCTTTATTAAATTTTGCAGCAGGTATATTTAGTGGTATGGCTGGTAGTGGAGGTAAGGATGTATTTGAAGGCTTTAATAGAGGCGCACCAAAATTTGCAAATGGAGGTAGGCCACCTGTTGGTAGGGCTTCAATTGTAGGAGAAAGAGGTGCAGAACTTTTTGTACCTGACAGGGCAGGTACTATAATTCCAAATCATAAATTAGGCGGTACTACTAATGTTGTTGTTAATGTTGATGCTTCTGGTACTTCTGTACAAGGAAATGATACAAATGCTAATGAATTTGGCAAACAACTTGCTGCTGCGATACAAAGTGAAATAATAAATCAAAAACGTACAGGAGGATTGCTTGCATAATGGCTAATTTTGATAATGATGTTGGGTTAAGTCCTGATTATGGTTTAGAAATTGAACATAGTCCAAAAATTAACACTATTACTTTTGGAGATGGTTTTGAACAAAGATTAACAGAAGGACTTAACCAAAATGCAAGAAGATTATCACTTACTTTTAGTAATATAACTGAGTCTCAAAGTGATACATTAATAAATTTTTTAAATGATAGAGTTACAAATGCTGATAGTTTTGTATATACACCATCTAACGGTGTTGCTGGTAATTTTGTAATTGACTCTAAATACAAAAAAACAATTAATTATGCAAACTTAGCTACTGTTAAAGTAGTTTTTAGAGAAGTATTTGAACCTTAATGCCTATACCATTTGTTGAATTAAATAAAATAAATCCTAGTTCTATTATTGAACTTTTTGAATTAGAACTTATTGTTGGTAAACATATTCCTACAGGCAATCCTAATAATTTACCTACTGTATATAGATTTCACGCAGGTGCTAATTTAAATAACTTTGGCGAAATTGAGTATCAAAATGTTACATATCAAAGAGTTGCATTGTCAGCAGAAGGATTTGAAAAACAAAGTTCTGGCGTTGTATCTAGACCTACAATAACTTTTTCTAATTTAGGTGGCATTGTTTATAACCCTACTAACGGAAACCAAATTACAATGAGTGATTTTTTAAATCTTGTTAATGCAGTAACACCTCATAATGATTTAATAGACGGAAAGATAACAAGAAAATTACCACTAGCATCTTCACTAGATGACGCAAATTTTACATCTGGTTCAAATCCTTTTAACACTACAGTAGATACAAGTAATGGTACTAGCGATAGATTAAAAGATGAAATATATGTTATAGATAGAAAAGCTATTGAAAATAGACAAATAGTACAATTTGAATTAACAGCAGCACATGATTTAGAAAATAGAATAGTACCACAAAGAGTAGTTACAAGAGATTTATTTCCCGCAGTAGGTAGGTTTATTTAATGACAGAGTACATTTGGTCAAAAGATGCTTTTCAGCACGCACAAGATGTATATCCTCAAGAGTGTTGTGGATTATTATTAAATGTAGAAGGCAATGAAATATACTGGAAATGTAAAAATATATCAGCTTCATACAAAGAAAAATCCTTTGTTATCGATCCAATAGATTATGCTAACGGTGAAGATTTAGGAGAAGTACTTGGAATAATACATAGCCATCCAGAAGGTGAAATGGTATTTAGTCATGCTGATAGAATGGCTTGTAAGTATTTAGATTTACCTTTTTACCTTGTTGAACCTAAATCTAAGTCTATTATTGTTGTATATCCTTCTGAAATAAATGATTAAATTAACAATTTATGGAAGATTAAGAAAATTTGTTGGTGAATCTACTTTTGAAATTGCAGCTAAAAGTCCTAAAGATGCGTTTAGTTTTTTGTTTAACAATTTTAAAGGTCTAAGAGAACATATGAAAGATCAAGAATATTGCGTAATGGCTGGTAATACAAAAATTACAGAGGATATATTTGATTTACAAACAGAAAACGATATAAAAATAATACCTATTGTACATGGAGAAATTTTTCCATTTGTATTAGGATTAGGTTTTATAGGTGGTGGTTTTATTGCATCAACTTCTACAATTGCATTTATTTCTGGTACTTTAGCTACTGCTTTAACAGGTGTAGGTATTGGTTTTTTAGTTCAAGGTGTGTCTGATCTTATAACCCCAAATCCAGTAAACCCAAATTTAAGAAGGCAAGAAGATCCAAATGATCCTAGTTTTGCTTTTACAGGACTTTTAAATAATACAAAACAGGGAGTGCCAATAAATATTGCTTATGGTGAAATTATAGTCGGAAGCACATTAGTAAGTTCTTCAGTTGATACTTTTCAAGTAGTTAACGAATAAAATTATGACTTTAGATTTACCAGACAACAGAGTAATCATAGATGACTTAACAGAAGCTGGTAAGTTAAAATCTATTGATTTTGCTACTGTGGTTGATGTTTTATCAGAAGGTGAAATAGAAGGTAGTGCAACAGCTAGTAAAGATCGAGTAACAAATAAAACGAGCGTAGAATATACAAATTGTTTACTAAAAGATTTATTTTTAAATAAAACTGCTGTATTACAGGCAGATGCTGATAATACAAGTCCACTTGCATCAGAATTTAATTACCCTCTTGATAGATTTCGTTTTGAAATGCAAGATGGAACAGCTAACAATACTGTTTTATTTGCTGCAAATTCACAAAGTTCTGAAGTTATAACAGGAGACAAAAATCAAGTATGTAGTTTTCCAGCAGGTGGTTTTGCAACACCTAGATCAGGAACAATCACTAATATAAATATAGATACTGTTCAAATAAAAGTTAAATTTGATAATTTTTTTAAGCTAAATACTGAAACTGGCAATAGAGATTCTACTGAGGTAAGAGTACTTTGTAAGGTAAACCCAAATAACGGTAATGCAGTAACTGTTATAAATGATTTAGTATCTGGGAAAAGTTTTAATCCTTACAGCAGAGATTATGGAATAGATTTAAGGACAGTATCAGGATATAACACTAATACATCTGGTGCTAGTGGATCCTTTTTTCCAGTAGTTGTAAGCGTTGAAAGATTTAATGACGAAGGTGATAGTAATACATTTAATACAATGCGATTAGCGGAAATAAGGCAATTTGTAAGAGAGCCAAATAATTATCCACATATTGCTTATTCTGCATTAAGGTTTAGCTCTGAATTATTTCAAAATACGCCAGCTAGATATTTCCGTATTAGAGGTAAACTTGTAAAGATACCACATAATGCAACTGTTGATTATACAAATGGTAGATTAATTTATAGTGGTAATTTTAATGGTACTTTTAAAAGTCAAAAAGCATGGTGCAGTGACCCTGCATGGATTTTATATGATTTGTTAATTACACAAAGTGATAGAAATGCTGACCAGCAATATGGTTGTGGTATTCCAGAAAGTGAATTAGATCAATACACTTTTTATGGTGTAAGTAAATATTGTAGTGCTTTAGTTGATGACGGTAATAATGGTCTTGAACCACGTTTTTCATTAAATGTAAATATTAATAATAGGCGTGATGCATTGTCTCTAATAAAAGATATTTGTTCAGTAATGAGAGCAATACCATACTATGAAGAGGGTACTATAAAAATTGCACAAGACGCACCAAAAAATCCAGATATACCTAGTGAATTAAGTTTTGATTATGTATTTAATAATGCAAATGTAGTTGATGGTGATTTTACATATACTGGTGCATCTTCTAAAACTAGATTTAATGTTATAAACGTATCATTTTTTGATCTTGATACACAAGAAATTGATTATGTAACTGTTAAAGACAGTGTTGCACAACAAAAATATGGTACACATACAAAAACAATTAATACTTTTGGCACAACTTCAAGAGGTCAATCACAAAGAGTTGGAAAATGGTTTTTACAAACACAACAAAATCAAGTTGAGAGCGTTGCATTTACAACTAATATTGCTGCTGGTTCTATATTAAGAATAGGAAATATTATTGGTATAGCAGATAGAGTCAAATCAGGTATAAGAAGAGGTGGTATTGTAAAAAGTTCAACTACGTCAACAGTTACTATTGATAGTGCAGCAGCTACAAATTTGCCAGCATTAAATGATACTCCAGAAATAAGTTGTCTTTTATCTGATAGTTCTGTAGCAACTAAAACTATAAGCTCTTACAATGGAAATATAGTAAATATTACACCAAATTTTAGTTCAAATAATTTACCAGTAAACAATAGTCCATTTATTATAAATTCAGCAGCAGTTAATGTTCAAGCGTATAGAATACTTAATATAAAAGAGGAAACAAATAAAACATATACTGTTTCTGCTATTAATTTTAACGAGGGCAAATATGCTGCTATAGAAGATGGCGAACAATTACCAGCAAAAAATATAAATGTAGTTACAACTTTATTACCATCACCACAAATTATTGATAATCCAGATGGAACAAAAGCTATTCAAGAAATAATTGTTCTAAATAACAATAGACCAGTGCCAAAATTATTCATAGATTGGGAATCTGTTACAGGTGCAGCAGGTTATCAATTAGTTTATACAAAAGATGATGAAAACCCTATAGTTGTCAATACACAACAATCAGAATTTGAAGTTTTACCCTCTGAAGCTGGTAATTATAAAATACAAATTTATACAATAAACATTAAAGGTGAACGTAGTGCTAGTCCTACTGAAACAACAGTAAATACAATAGGACTTACTGCACCACCAGAAAATCCAACAAATTTAGAAATAGAACCAATAAATAACGCACAGGTTAAATTAACTTGGACTAAAACTAGAAGTCTTGATGTAGAATTTGGTGGATCTTGTGTTGTTAGACATACGCCACGCACATTATTGTCAGCAACTTTTGCAGATTCTGATGATCTTAGTGTAGAAATAAATGGAGCAAGTAACGAAGCCATCGTACCAGCTTTACAAGGGACTTATAGTCTTAAATTTAAAGATTTAGGTGAAAGATTGTCAGTCACAGAGGCTAAAGTAGAATTATCATTACCTGAAATGTCTGATGAAGTATTAATATTAAGTCAAAGAGAACAACCAAGTTTTTCTGGTACAAAAAACGATTTAAGTGTAGTTTCTAATGCTTTACAATTAACGAACCCTGCAACATCACTAACTGGTTCTTACGAGTTTGCATCTGTATTTGATTTGCAAGGTGTATTTACAAACATAAGACTTAAAAGGCATATATTAAGTACTGGTGTTTTAGTTTCTGATTTATTTGATTCTATTGCTGACCTTGATGCTAGAGAAAATTTTGATGGACAAGGTAGTGAGCGTTTAAAAGCAAAATTACAAGTAGAAACATCACAAGACGCATCAAGTTATACAAATGCACAAAATCTAACAAATGGTTCTTTTAGTGCTAGATCATTTAAATTTATAGGCAATATTATTTCTTTAGATGTAAATGAGAACATGAAGTTTGAAGAGTTAGGTTTTGATGCCTTTTTACCTTCTAGAACTGAAAATAAATATCAATCTGGCGGTAGTATTACTTCAGCACCCCAACAATCAGGAACTTCATCTAGTGGTAAAACTGTTACTTTTGCTAAACCATTCTTTACAGGCACAAGTGCAACTATTGGTGGTGTAAATGCTTTTAAACCATCTATTGTTATATCCCCTGAAGATATGCCTTTAGGTGGAACTTATGTTTTGAGTGCGGTTTCTGGTACAGGCTTTACAATATTGTTTAAAGATTCATCAAATAGCCCTACTGATGTGTTATTTACGTTTCAAGCGTTAGGATACGGTAAGGGAGCATAAATTTATGGCAAGAGTTAACGCAACTGGTAAAGAATCTGGAAGTAATTTTTCACCAGATAATGGTACTGGTTTAGCTGTAAGAACAGCAATGAAAGATATATTTGAATCTCTTAGAACTTTAAACAGTGCTGCTGGTGATCCAACTGGTGCAGCTAATTTAGCTGCATATCAATTACACATAAATACAACTGAAAACCCACCACTTTTAAAAATGAGGAATGGTGCTAACTCAGCTTTTATCACAATAGGTGATGTGACTGAAGCTAATCTTGGTTTATTACCTAGAACAGGTGGTAGCACTGCACCTATGACAGGACAATTTTTAGCACATAATCATACAAATAGTGAAAGCACACCTGACATATCATTTGCTGTAGATACAGATACAGGATTTTATAGGAGTGCTAATAATACAGTAGGAATATCTTGTGCTGGAAGCAATCGTTTTAATTTTAATACAACTTCATTTGAATCTAAGTCTGATATTGAGATTGCAAAAACAGGTTCAGACGCTTACTTACAAATAAACTCAGATGCTTCTTATAATGCTTTTATTGATTTTTCAACCGATGCAACTACTCTTGGCAATGATTTTGGTCTTAGATTAATAAGAGGTGCTGGAGCTACAGGGGATTCAATTTTATTGCACAGATCTTCTAATTCAAATAATGGATCTTTACTTATACAGAATCAAAATCCTACACAAGGTAACATAGCATTTTCTACAGGCGGTGATGCAACTACTACACCAGAAACAGCACCTATAGAAAGGTGGAAAATTGAACATTCTGGCTCCCTTACTTCTAACGGCAATCTTGCTACTAATGCTTTAACTACTGCTGGTGCTTGTTTTAATATACAAACTACTGCTTTTGAAGGGTTATCACTTGTCAAAAATAATAATGGTTGGGGTACAGTTTTATTCATTAATCGTTTAAATCCCTATGCAACTGGAAATTTTGTAGAATTTCAATCAAATAATAATAACGTTGGGTCTATTTCTACAAATGGTTCTTCAACAAGTTATAACACATCCTCAGATTATAGGTTGAAAGAAAATATTGTTAATTTAGTTGACGGTATTACAAGATTAAAAACTTTAAAACCATATAGATTCAACTTCATATCTGATGCAAATATCACAATCGATGGTTTCTTAGCACATGAAGTAACAGCAGTACCAGAAGCTATAACAGGCACTAAAGATGAAGTTGAACCCGAAGATAATGATATGAGAGGAGTTAAAAAAGGCGATCCAGTTTATCAATCGATAGATCAATCTAAATTAGTTCCTTTATTAGTAGCTGCATTACAAGAGGCAGTTGCTAAAATAGAAACATTAGAGGCTAAAGTGGCTGTACTTGAAGGTAGCTAATGGCAATCCAACCTGGAAAATATAATTTTACAGTTCAAAGGAGATCAGATCATACGATTCCTTTGCTATTTAAAGATG